CAATATTTTAGTAGTAGGAGCTTCAGCTGTTGTTATTGATATTTTTGTATTACCATTGGCTTCAAATCGTAAAAATACACTCGAATTTCTAATTGTATTATTTAAAATAGCACCTACTGGCGATTCAACCGATGGTACTATTTCTTCCGATTGTCCATTTGCGTTTGTAACTATAATTTTTGATATTATATAACTTTGTAAATCGGATGATGATATAGCTACTTCTGTTCCAATTTTTTCAGTATATGTATATATCTTACCAGTAGTTAAGGTATCCCCAACCGCTGCAGTTGAATATAAAACGGAATCTGCAATACCATCTACTTCAATTGTAATAGTTACATTTGAATCTATTGGATTTATATCTATTGGTAGTTCTCCTTTTTCTAAATTAAAATTTATATCAATTATTTGATTTGCTGTATTATACTCAAATATTTGTATTTCTCCATTTTTATAATATTCAACTATTATTTCAAATGGTGGTGTACTTGTGTATATTGGCTGATTACTACCTACCAATGGTTCATTATAATTTGGTAATAATCTATTCTGATACCCAATTAAACTATCGCCTAAGTTTATATTAAAATCTAAATTACTAAAATTAAAATTAAAATTTGGTACAGCTCTAAATACATATTTTTCATTTGATTTAAATCCAGTTTTATCTACAGTAGTTGTTACTTTAAATGTATTTTCTGCGTTTACATATATTTGTGATTCTTGATTTGATTTTATGTTTACTATTACATTGCTATTTGCATTTATAGTACCATAGGCATTTGGATTTGTTGTAATGGGAATTACTACATCATTTGGAGTTGATACTACACCACCACCACCACCTCCACCAAAGGACACAGATGAATCATTAATACTATTAAGTCCACTTGCAGGATTTGTTCCCTCTAACGAAAAATCATCTCCGAATATTCCATAATTTGCTTCTGCCATTACTTAATAAATATTTTATTGTATGTTTTCTCTACCACCACCTTCGTAAATTCTATCTCTACCAATTCTATTATCACCACGTTCAACTTCGGTAAAACCACCACCACCGAATCCACCACCACTACCACCGGTTGGAGTTTCTATTATAATAGGTAGTACATCACGTACATTTTCAACGGGAGTTTCTATTGTTTTAATTTCACCTGTTGTAGGGGTTTCTACTTCTACTGGATTGATAATTACATCAGTTTTCGTATCAGGTATTAATTCAGCTTTTACTTTTTTCTTAAATATTATACTTTTTTCACTTTGTGTTGGCTTTTCTATTGTAACTATTTTTAGTTCAGGAACTTTAGCATCAATTTGTATATCGGATGATTTAGATTGTAATATACTTGGTGCATCATCCACACTAATAATATTAGCATTTACAGATGTTGATGATAATTGCTCATCTTTTTCAGATAAATAAAAATTAATAGAATTCACAATAAGTTCAGATAACCTTCTTACTATTTTATCTTCAGATAACTGCAAAGTTGGTTTTGTTACTCTTGGTTTACCATAATTTAAATCCTTAATATCAGATATTCTATTTGTAAATTCATAATATGCGGATTCTACAAATTTCTTATGAATATTAACCGCAAATGAATCAAAATTAGAAATTTTATATTCTATTTTTAACTTCTCATACCAACCCTGTCCATATATATTTTTTATAAAATCATCAATAATAGCGGCATTTATAGATTCAACTAATCTCAATGCATTATAAATGATATCACTCCTAAAATCACCATTATTATAAAATATATTAAATCTTTCTTTTATGTCATCTATGTTTGAACTTTTTTCCAATGGAAATAATCTAATTTCGGTTCTAGATGGAGATATTTCACTAATCCAAACTTTATCGTCTGGTTTATATGACCCAAGTCTTTTATTTATAAGAGATACTTGTGTTTTAAATAAACCATTTGCATAACCTGCTTCTTTTATTAATCTTTCAACATCTATAAAGTATTCTGATGGTAAATTGTTTTTAGTCATTACCGTACCCTCTGCTAATAAAAAATAATCGTTTATATTTTCGTTAGTAAGAGATACATATCTAACCAATCCATTATTTTTTTGTGGTAATTGATTTTCGGAAAAATCATACATAATAAATTCAATAACATCATCTTGGCTTAACCCAAAAAAAGACTGTAAATCTCCCTGCTCAAATATTTTTCTATCATTTGGGTTAATTCTATACGCTTTATTTTGAATTATTTCTTTAAAGTTTTTTAATCCCGATGCTGCCATAATTTATTTTTTATTAACCACTCCAACTAGTTCCAACTTGTTTTTGAATTGAAACAGATATAGTTACATTTGATTTTTCCGATTTAACAGTTAAACTACCTTTATATTCAGTATCACCCAATAGGGTAACACCAGCCGAAGGTCTGAAATCATCAATCTTCGATGGAATTGTTTTTACAGTTAAGAATTTTGTTTGTTTTGCTTTTAATGTAAACGATGCAATCTTTTCAAACGAACCTATAGTCTGTCCACTTTCTTCAAATGTAACTGTTATTGGTTCTCTTGAGAAATTATATACTTCAAGATCAGGTCCATTTATCCATTGACCATTACCATCATCTTTTGCTCTAGCTCTATAAGTTAAATCACCATATTGTGGTGAAGCTTTTTGTACAGTCTTAACAGAGAAATCCATACCCACTTTTGCACCTTCTGCAATTTTAGCTTGCTTACCTTCCAATATTTCTTTATATTGGTCATTTTGTTCTTTTAGTGATTGGTTACGAGCTGTCAATGATACTCTTTGTATAGCTTCCGCAGTTCCTCTTTGTATAGAATTTTGCAAATCAACAACTGTAGATGATATCTTTACATTCGATTGATTTAATTGATTTTCAAAAGATGCTACTAATATTTTTTGTGCATCAACATCAACTCTCAAACTTTCAGAAACTATTTCAAGTTCACTAACCTTTGCTGTTAAATCTACTACAATTGTATTAAGTCTAATAACTTCTTCCGTTAAATCAATAACAGATTGAGTTACTTCATTATATACCGGTCTAGGAACATCATCATCTAATGGTGGTGGTTCGGTTGGTATTAATTCAAATATTCTTGTATCTATTGATTTTTTTAAATCATTTTCATTGTACTTAGGACTTGATAATTTTCCAAAAATTACACCATCATTATCATTATCATCATTAAATTGATATGAATTTTCGCTAGTTTTAGACACAACTAAAGAACCACTTTTACTTATATCATTAAGTAAACCTAAATTTCGTAATCCAGATGTTGTTAATCTTGCCATATTAGCTACCTATAATACTAAATGTTACTTTGTTGTCATAATATTTTACATCACCATCATTATCAACTTTAAATTCAATTTTGTAAACTCTACCAGTTTCCCAATTAGAAAAATTTAATTTAATATAGTTTCCTTCGGAATCGCAACTAATTTTTGAATACTCACTAAAAGGAATTATAATATCTTCTGATGCGAAATCTTTGATTTGATAATATGTTGTTTGTGGCAAATATTTTATATCGTTATATACAAATTGATTTGTAAATGTTTTAACAGGATATAATTCTCTACCAAATATTCGTATCTTTGGATTAGTATCTTTTTTATATTCATTTTTAAATGATTTAACATCAACTTTAATATCAGAAGCTGTTAATGGTAATAAAGAACCAGTAATATATGATTGGTCATTCCAACCTATTCTAATTTTAGGTTGATGAATTGTAAATGTTTCTTTACTAAATAATCGTAATATACCATAATCTTGTGTATTACTTTCTATATTTTCAGGAAACAAAGTTGAATTAGCAAATTTTAACATCAACCCATCGTTAGGAATAGAACCTGTCATCCAAACTTTTAACATTGCTTTGATATCCATATTAATATCGCCTCTCTCATAATTGAATGTTTGAGATGCGCCATATTGAGTCCACCAAGTACCACCACTCCCATCATTTATACTTGCGGTAGTAAATGAATTAAAATCATTATCTAACCAATTTATTTTAGTATCACCTTCTCTATAATTCCAATTTACGCCCTTTGTAGTAATTGCATCAAATCTAGTACCAATACCCATTTCCCAACTTCCAGATATAGGATTTGCATGAATTGTATATTCTAATGGTATTTCTTCTGCTTGAGATTCTTTTACCATTAAAATTGCTTCACTCATACCAATACTTCCATTTGTTAATGAAGAAGATAAATATCCCAAATCGAACTTAAGTAAAGCATGGGAAACATCTTTAACATTACCAAAGAAAACTTTACTAACTTCTAATATCTCATCCAAACCTGTATTTTGGTTTGGTTGTTGAAGATATACCGTTGCATCTTTTGATGCTGTTAAAAAATAATATGCCATTATCTTGCCCTCCCTTTTATGTCTGAATTAGGAAACTTAAGTTCAAATATAGAAGGGTCCAATGATGGATACACTACTTTATTTTTTGTTGCCGCTCCTATGTTGTATGAATTTGTAGAATATTGACCTCCACATTTATTTACTATTTCAAGTTTCGTAACAGATGATACACCTTCAATATTTGCAAGTAATACTTCTACTTCACTTAAATTAATGGTTTGATTAAAAGACCAATTATCTATATTAAAATAATTTTGTAATTCTAATATACATTTAGTAACTATTTCAGATTTATTATCATTTTTATTACAAACTATTTCAAAATCAACACCAATATTTATAATAAATCCATCGGAAAAATTAACACCATCGGTTAATATTTTATATTCATTTAAATAAGTTCTTAAGTTTTCTTTTATTGCTCTATTAATTGGAGTTAATCTTCCAGAATTATCAAATCCCAACATATATAAGTTTATAGCAAATGGATTATTTTTTTCATTTTCGTTAGAAGTTTTTCCAATTAAAAATCTTTGAATTTCGGAATTAACTGTATTCCTAGTTGGTTCTGCAGAATCAGGTCTTTCTATAAATCCCATAACCAAATCAGTAAATTCTTGTAAAGCGTTTGGTGATGATAAAATAGATGATGGTGAATTATTATCCAATTTACCATCTGCGGTTGCATAACATTTAGATACTGCACCATATTTGGTTGGCATTGATAATGCTCTTATTTGATAATCTTTTGATGTAACTGCTCTATTTTGAGAACCAAAATTACCTAAAGCATTTTGTCTAATTTCTTCAATTGTTTCACTACCTCTACCACCAACAGCCGGTATCTTATTTGTAACTGCTATTGAGTTTTTTAAACTATTGTATGTTCCAATTTGTGCTGCGTTAAAATCAGCATAATCGTTATCATACTCAATAGATGTTATTTTTGTAATTTGTTCAGCTTCTACATTAGATGCCAAACCACCCCCAATATAATATTTAACAGTTATAGTTGTATTTGATGGAGATATACCATACGCTTTTGTTTTTAAAAAGTTTGTAGGGTCAAATGATTCTTCTAATCTACTAATAGAATTTGGTAAACCCAATCCAACATTTTTAAGATTTGGAATTAATTGCTCATCATTTGCGTTAGAATCACCTGCCCCAAATTGTATAGTTGTTGTAAAATCCGGATTAACTTTTGAAACAAATCTTCTAGGAGTTTTTAATGTTTTCAAAATATATGGAACACTATCTTTAAATTGAACAAGATCTGGGTCATTTAATTCTGTGTTTGGATAATCTAAAAATACCATTTCTTGTGCCAAATAAGGAACTTCATAATATTTGTTACCATTAGAATCTCTAATATCATATACTTCTATTACGTTAGTGTTTTCTAAAACTATACTTGCAAATGGACTATATGAACCAAATTCAAAAGTAGCTTCTTGTGGAATTGCTGATATAGCTTGTACATATTTTTTAATAAGATATAAAGTGGGGTCTCCTGTATTTGCATCTCTTTTATATATTGTAACTTCTCTGTTTGTAGAATCTCTAAAGTCTATTACATCCGTAGTTATAAATTTAATCGAATCATTTTTAGATTCAATTACCATACCCTGCTTTATTCTTAATAAATACTTGCTATCAATAATATTTGCAACCCCACTTCCAATAGCAGGTACAAGTTGATATATCTCCAATGTTGTTGTAGATGGAGATGTTACCTTTGGTTTATATCCCAAAAACTGAGCTAATGCTATTACATTTTCTTGGTCTTCTGCGGTTGTTAATAATGATTCCTTAAATGTATCATCTACATAATAAGAAAGAACATCACCTATATATGATGCCATCTCAATAAACATCATACCAGGAGATGCATCTGTAAAGTCAGTATTTGTTTTAGGAAAATATGTCTTTGCAAATTCTACTAAATTATCTTTAAATGCAGAAAAATCTTTATTAAGATATTTTATATCCTTTCCGCTGTATGTCTTATTACTTGGTGTTGATTTCATATTATAATGCCGTTTGTTGAACTGTCATTGATACTTCACCAGCATTTCCCGTATTTCTACTTCTAAACTTCAATGATATATTCACTAGATTTTTATCTTTATTTTCGTTGCTCATATCAACATTTATCTCATCGATATTAACATTTGGTATATATCTTTCAACGGAATTTGTTATTATTTCTTGAACCTTATCTTCAAAATCATCCGTTATTTGTTCAAATAATAATGTTTCTACACCAGTTCCAAAGAAAGGATTCATTAACCGCTCACCTCTTTTTGTTAATAACAAATTTTTTATATTAGATTTAAGTTGTTCTATTTCAGTATAATTTTGCTTAAATGCAACATTAGTTATCTGAATTGGCAAGGCTAACCCAATTGCATAATCTTCATATTCTTTAGATTCTATTATCGGTTTTCTACCTAATATTATTGCCATTATTTTTTCTTAAATCTTTTTACAAGTTCTGAATAGTCTCTATTCAATGCTTTATCTATTTCAGCTACTCCAGTATTCACACCCAATCCAGTTGGTTGAGGTCCTTTAGCCATTTCACCATAACCCATTTTTTCAGCTACTGCGGTTCTACCTGCAATTGAACCCATATCACCTTGTCCAAAACTCATTGTTCTAAATCCACCATCACCTTGCGGTATTCCACCTCTTGTTTCATTAAGAATTTGGTTAATCATTGGGTTTTTACTAAACTGCTTTTGTGGTACTACCTTTTGTTCAATTGATTCTACAATCGTTTCATCTTCCATCATAGCCTTAGCCATTGATAATCCAGTAGTTTTTGGTTTAGCAGGTTGTTTACCCTCTGCTATTAGTTTTTTCATTTCAGCCCTTACAGTTTCCTTAATTAATGCAGGCAATTGCTCTTTAAGCTCCTCTTTAATAAGAATCTGAATAGCTTTTAATAGTTTGTCCGTATCCATACTTTATTATTTGTTATGTTTATAAATATTTGAATTGTTATTTTTGAAAATTATGTAGAAAATAGAGTTGCTTCTTCGTTTCTTCGTTTTGTCAAACCTTTACGATAAATCTCTGGAGTTACAGGTCCTTCTCGTATTCCTGCAGCAGCTGCAGCTAAGTTACCCGCTTTAAGCGCAGTTGCTATACCTACTCTTAAACTACCAACATTATAAACGTAACTTATTAATGCTGCTTTTTGTCTGTCGTTTAATGCATCAAAAGTTGTCTGTGGTATCTGATAGTTTTCTTTGCCAACTATCTTATTTTTAAACGTAGTTGTAATTTGATATTTTAAAAGTTTTAGTGCGGCATCAAGAGTAGTTACATCACCATTTGCAGGTGTTTTTTCTCCTGTTTGCGTATGATAGGCGGGTGTTGGTAGTACATCTCTAAGTACACCATCACTTCCAACTATTTTTGAAGTTCCAAATCCACATCTGTAAGCATTTACATCCCAAGTTGCTCTTTCGGTAAATCCTTCACTTTTTCCTATGAGTACAGTAGATATTGTAATCCAATCTGCACTCAAATCTAAATCTCCGAAATCAACTGCTACTCCGCCGCCACCAGCGCCACCACCAGCTTCACCACCGCCACCTCTAAATCCTTGTACAAATGGTTTACCTTGATTCCATTTAAATCCTTCATTTTGCCCAGAACTTATTCTTTCAGTTGTAGTATCTCCTGTCAAAAATGCTGCTAATTCTGCATCTATTTGTTCTTCTGTAGTTCCATTTATACCACTTTCTTCGTTTGTTGGTCTTGCTGAGTTTTGGTCCTCAACATCTTCCTTTGGTTTAAAGTCATCTTGAGTTACAATTTTAGTTGGAGTAGCAGGTGAAACAGAATATCCAGTCCAATTGAGTACACCAACATTTGGAGTTCCTATTGGTGGATATAATGATACAGTATATATCGTACCCTTAACACTATTTAAGTGGTTGGTTGCGTATGATATAAACTCATCTACTATTAATCCCGTATTATCCGTTGGTTGTATTGCTGACACTTAAATTAATTTTATCCTATTATTATATAACCTCTAATTGTTTTTGGATTAGCTATATGTGTAGTTACTGCTGCTGAATAGTTTCCATCTATACCGTATACAGTCCCTTTATCTACTTTTAAAACCATTCCAATATGGTCCATTCCACCATGGTCATTATTCATACTTCCCCAACCATATACAATGGCATCTCCAATATTTGGTACATAGTCTGGATTTGCTCCATCTAATTTACTAACCCATCTACCATTAGCAATAGCCCATTTAACCCAAGTTGGAACGTATGCTTTATTTGGATGCGATGGATACTCCCCAGATGGTATAACAATACCCGCTTCTTGCCACCAAGTTGTAACAGCACATGCACACCAAGGATTTGGAGTTCTACATCCGCCATTTTTATGCATTTCTATTATCCTAGCATGCCCACTATCACTCTCTTTTGGAATTTCTTTTACTCCATTAGCCTCATCGTTTTGTGCAATTAATACTGCTTTTAAACCAATTGTTGCGTTTGGTGGAAATGTTGGTGGTGGATATGTTTGATTAAAAGAGCCACCATAACCACCTCCGCCTATACCACCACCTGCTTTAAATCCTTGTACAAATGGTTTACCTTGATTCCATTTAAATCCTTCATTTTGCCCAGAACTTATTTTTTCAGTTGTAGTATCTCCTGTCAAAAATGCTGCCAATTCCGCATCTATTTCTTCTTGAGTTTGTACTGGGTCTGAAGGATTTGGTGTTGGTGTTACATAAGTTGAAGTTGGTGCGGCTGTGGTAGTTGTGGTAGTTGTTGGTTCAATAGCCGCACTATTAATTTTATTTTCAAGAGGTGGTATTGTTATTCTATACTCCTCATTTTCAATTAATATAGATTCACATTTATTTATTTCATCTTCTAATGTAGATGCATCAACAGTTCTATTCTCTGTTACAGCAGTATTATAATTTGTGGTTGCTCTTTCTAATTGCTCTTGTACTTCCGCTCTCCTTTCATTACTTAATTCAAAGTTAGGTTCTGTATTTGCTGAAGATTGTGGCTGTTTCCAAATTCCTACATCGGTGATAGTATTTTGAGTAACCTGTATATTACTTGTACTACCTGGTGCTGGTTGTATTGGTATTGGAGCCGTTGCCATAACAGCACCAGCCCAATATGCTTTAACCCCCTCACCCATCTCACCTACTAAATCGTATGGTTGTGATGCGGTTAATCCTTTTTGTAATGCGGATTTAAAAAAGATTTTCATCATTTCAACATTACCAGAAACCAATGGAATTGAATGTTGTCTATCAAACCCTCTCTTTACAGCAGAATCGTATTCTTTTGCATAAGATTCGGCAACAACATCTATATCCGAAATTCCTTCAGGACTATTAGCTACTCTTAAAATATTTTGTTTGAAAGTTTCCCAAGACATTATTTAAATATTTTATTGAGATGTAGCTTCATCTATTACTTTCTTTTGATACGCAAGCAGTTCAGCTTTAGTTGCACTACGACTTTCAGGTCCTTTAAATGAAACAGGTCCATCATTTAATCTAGATTCCATATAAAAGTTTGGCAGGTTAGCCAATAAGTATATTTTATAACCTTTATATTCTTCTACAAAATTAGCTCTAGGGTCTACTGGTGGTTTAGGTGCTGGTGTTGTTATTGGTGCAGCTTGTGCATATTCAAATTTCTTTTCTTCTTTTTGAAATGCTTTAGGTTCAGGTGCTTTTTTAGGTTCAAATTTTTTAAGTTGCTTAAATGCTGGTATTTTTGGTATTTTTGGTATTTTAGGAATACCCAATGAATCTTTAAGTCCTTTTAGTAATGCAGTAACATC